ACTGCTCACGCTACCACTTACGGGCCGCGAAGGGCGCAAAGAGTACTCGGTGCCAACCACTGGCGCCTTACAATTGGCGCACCAAGACCTGCCAGTGCCGCCGTTTGTGTTTGGAGTCTGGTTTTTTAACCGGCACAAAGACCAAACCATGACCGCGCCCCCGGAGTTTAGGGAGTTTGTTGAAGAGAAGTTTAAAGATTGCGGGTATGTGCCCACCAAGAAAGCTCGGTTCAACACAACACCCACAGTGTTTTCGCATTTAGCGCCAAACATCCCGTACAAAATCCCAAATAACTACCTTCTTGCGTCTTCAGAACAGCGACAAGAGCTGCTTTCTGGGATTATGTGCTCTAAGCCACGCAAATATTGCAAAACAAGTGGGACATTTCGGTTTACTAGCAAAAATAGAATCATTGCGCAGCAAGTTCAGTGCCTTGCAGAGTCGCTTGGTTGTAAAACCAGCATCATGGGTGACAACACAAAGCATTACTACACCGTTTTTATTAGAACCAAACTGCCCTTGATACCCGGGCAGACCTTAAAGCGAATCCAAGTGCGCCAAATGTGGCGGTTGATTGCTGAAATTTACGAAATTACACCGCAGGGGTGTGTTCACATCGAAACAGATGGAGAGAATAGCACATTCCTGGTCGGAGAAGGATTTATTGCATGCCTTTAACAAAAGAAAAAGAACTTTTTCTAACAAAATACCTTGAAGAGCGCAAAGCATGGCCTAAAGCTATGCGAGACCAGATTGCTTGGCAAGCTAAGTGGGCAATTCAAGCGCTAGATCACCAAAAAGAACCCGAAGATGGCGAATACGACACTTTCCTCATGTTGGCCGGTCGTGGCTCGGGTAAAACGCACACTGCCAGCCATTGGATTGGCATTCGCGCTGCTACCTACGACAACACTCGCTGGCTTGTCACCGCCCCAACCTCTAATGATATCCGTGCAACTTGCTTTGAAGGAGACTCCGGTCTTCTCAATATCATACCCAAGAGCCTTATACGAGATTACAACAAGTCACTCTTTGAGATTACCCTCCACAACGGGTCAATCATTCAAGGAATCCCTGCCTCAGAGCCAGAACGATATCGTGGTAAGCAGTACCATGGAGCCTGGTTTGATGAGCTGTGCGCCTTCGATTATCTTGACGAAGCATACGATGGTGTCCAGTTTACTTTGCGACTTAAAGATCCTAGAATCCCAAGAGTCCAGCAAATCATCACAACCACCCCCAAGCCGCGCGAAATTATCGTTGACCTTGCCGAAGGAAAAATCGGCGGCGATGTGTACATGGTCAACGCGTCCTCGTACGACAATCGGGCGAACCTCTCCGCGACATTTTTTAAACAGCTAGAGACATACGAGGGTACCGACCAAGGACGCCAGGAAATTTATGGTGAAATCCTTGACCCAGAGCAAGCTGGTATTATCAAACGCAAACAATTAAGATTGTGGCCAGCAAACAAACCCACTCCTGAGCTTGAATACGTGATTGCTTCGTATGACCCTGCGACTTCCGAGAAAACAGCCAACGACCCAACAGCTTGTGAAGTATGGGGTGTGTTTCAACAACAAGACGCTGGATTGGCAGTCATCCTTCTTGACGCATGGGATGCTCATCTCTCTTATCCAGAATTACGCCGCAAAGTAATTGACGACTTTAAAGAAGTTGTGTACGGTGCGGACAATGAGTTTGGTAAGGGAAGAAAAGCGGACCTCATTTTGATGGAAGACAAGTCTGCTGGTATTTCATTAATCCAAGAACTCCAAGGTTCTGGTGTGCCGGTGCAAGGATACAACCCCGGGCGCGCGGATAAGGTGCAGCGTTTGAATATTGTTGCGCCAATGGTTTCTAAAGGGAAGATATTTATTCCCGAAGACACAGAACAAAAAGGCGACGTTGCCAGCTGGGCCAAGCGTTTTGTTCGCCAACTATGCTCGTTTCCTGAAGCTAAAGGCCATGATGACTACGTTGACGCGTTTTCTCAGGCAATGCGTATTTTGCGTGATACCGGCTGGATTCAACTTGATCCACTGCCTGCGCGCGATTATGACTACGCAGATGACGATTCGCGCAAGCGTTTTGCCAATCCTTACGCCCAGTAGGGCGGAAACCCTCTAATTAGCGTATTAGTTAAATTAAGGACGTCCCCAATTCTCATTGTTGCTAATGGCAACAATACAAAATAACATATCTATGGCAAATCCACAAATACCGATGCAAATGGGTGCAAATCTACCCGGCCTTGATGGTCGAGAGGAAGATGCGCAACTCGAGGCGCAAAAAGATGCCGAAATGGACGCTTATGAATCAGCGTTAGGTTTAGAGCCCGAAGAAGTAGAAAGTGAAGTCATTGAACTTGATGATGGTTCAGTAATTGTAAACTTTAAAGAAAAAGAATCCCCACTCAAGAATCCAGAGTTTTACGCAAACTTAGCTGAAGAGTTTGAAGAAGGCTATCTTGACTCATTAGCAACCGAATACCTGGATTATATTGATGTCGACAAAGAAGCGCGGTCACAACGTGACAAACAGTACGAAGAGGGTTTACGTCGCACTGGTTTGGGTAAGGACGCTCCTGGTGGCGCTACTTTTGATGGTGCTTCTAAAGTGGTGCATCCCGTCATGGCCGAGGCTTGCGTCGATTTCGCAGCATCATCAAGCAAAGAGTTATTACCATCGGACGGTGTAGTTAAAGCAAACATTAAAGGCGACGACACTAAAGCTAAAATTGAAGTTGCCGAACGTAAAGCCAGTTTTCTTAACTGGCAGTTGTCAGAACAAATCCCTGAGTACCGCGATGAGATGGAGCAGTTGCTCACTCAGTTGCCACTTGGTGGTTCACAGTTTCTTAAGTGGCGATTTGATGAAGAGCAAAAGCGCCCAACGTGCGAATGGATTCCAATTGACAACATCATTCTCCCGTACTCAACAACAAACTTCTACACATCACAGCGTGTAGCAGAACAACAAGACATCACCCAAGACATTTACGAACAGCGCATCGATGCTGGTTTTTATCGTGACTTGGATAATTTCCAATATACTTCAGACGCACCACTAAACGATCAAACCCGTTCCGAAAAAGCTAACGACAAAATTGAAGGTCGTTCTGAGCCATCCAAAAACATTGATGGATTGCGCCGCGTTTACGAGATCACTTGCTTCATGCGTTTGGAAGACGATCCTCTTACAGAAGGCCGTCGTGCTCCATACATTTTAATTATTGATGAGTCTAGCAGCAAAGTGTTAGCGCTCTACCGCAATTGGGAATCAGGCGATGAAACACTGGAGAAGTTGGACTGGTACGTTGAATTTAAGTTCATTCCTTGGCGCGGTGCTTATGCAATTGGCCTTCCTCATCTTATTGGTGGCCTCTCTGCCGCCCTTACTGGCGCTTTACGTGCTTTGTTGGACGCAGCTCACATTAACAACAGTCAGACAATGCTTAAGCTCAAAACTGGACGCGTTAGTGGCCAGTCTGACAGAATTGAACCTACCCAAGTAGTTGAAGTTGAATCAGGCCCCGGCGTAACTGACATCCGTCAGATTGCAATGCCGATGCCATTTAACCCACCATCAAGCGTATTGTTTGATTTGCTAAGTTGGCTAACCAATGCTGCCAAAGGTGTGGTTACTACTTCTGAAGAAAAGATTGGTGATGCTAATAGTCAAATGCCAGTTGGTACTGTACAGGCTTTGATTGAACAAGGCGCCAAAGTATATTCATCCATTCATGCTCGTCTGCACCGCAGTCAAGCAATGTCGCTTAAGATTATATCCCGTCTAAACAATTGGTACTTAGCAGACATGGACAACCAGTCTGGTGAAGAGATTGAGGTACGTGACTTTGCGTACAACAATGACATTCGTCCAGTATCTGATCCTAACATTTTCTCTGAGACACAACGCTTAGCTCAAAACCAAGCGCTACTCCAGATGGCATCATCGTCGCCTCCAGGGATGTTTGACATGCGCGCAATTTACAAGCGCGTATTAAAACAATTAAAGGTTGCTGACGCTGAAGAAATTTTACCAAACCCATTGGGTGCAAGCGAATCAAATCCTGCGTTGGAAAACGTATCGATGACTATGGGCCGCGCATCAGCTGCGTATCCAGATCAAGATCATATTGCCCACATTAAGGTTCACTTAGAGTACGCAAACAACCCAGCCTACGGCGGCAACCCAGTCATTGGCCCTATGTTTGCACCTAAAGCATTAGAGCATATTAAACAACATTTGACATTGCACTATTTACAATCTATGCGTAGCATGGTTGCTAAAGCAGCAGATGGCAAAGACATCCTTGATTTGCACCAAGAAAAACCATTGGACAAACCGGCACAGCAAGCGTTGGCGTTAGCTTCACAAGTTGTTAACCAAGACTCACAACAAGAGCTTGGCCAATATGTACAGCAAATCCAAGCGTTGGCACAAAAAGTTCAACAGGCACAACAGCAACAAGCTCAAAATGCTGCAATGAACGACCCAACCGCAGCGGCCATTGTTAAAACTTCTATGGCAGAGACTCAGCGTAAAACGCAAGAAGCTCAGCAAAAGATGCAAGCTGAACTACAAGCCTCACAACAAGATTACCAGCTTAAAGTTGCCGAGTTGCAACAAAAAGTTGCCGAGTTGCAAGCTAAGTACTCTACACAAACTAACATTGATAACCAACGCAATGCTACCGATATTGCTATGGCTAACATCAACAACGCCGCAAAAGAGCGCGTTGCAATGATCAATGCCGGTGTACAAATGGATCAGCAACAAGCTCAGTTAGAACACGAACAGGCTATGTCAGCTATTGATGCTATTAAAGCGTCAGACGCTGAAATTCGCCAACATGGTTTAGCAATTGAGCAACAAGCATTCCAGTCTCAAGCTGATCAAGTGGCACAACAAATAGCGCATCAAAAAGAAGCTGCGTTGGCTCAGCAACAACATGAACAACAAATGATGCAGCAAGGCATGCAAGCGCAAAACGAAGCCACGCAATCTGGCTTAGACCATGCAACAACCATGCAACAAGCTGACCAACAGCATCAACAAGCATTAGAACAACAAGCAGCAACAGCACCACAACCAACACCCCCACAAGGAGCAATTTAATGGCAAAAAACCCACAAAACGGCGGCGAATTAGGCTTTCGTAAAACTTACAAAATGACTGGTACCCCTGGCTTTGCTGGCGGCCCTGGCGAAAAAACTATTGACAAAGGCGCATCAGGCAGCAAGCGCGCAAACAATGCAGTTCTTAACCAAAACAAAATGGCTAAAGACAGCAAAGTTGGCCCCGGTAAAAACCTTAAAGACATCGGCGGCGGCAATTTCTATTAATATTTAGGGCGGTTTTATTCCGCTCTGCGTATTAGTTAGAATATGAAGGACTTTATCAGTGAAATTATCGGTCGTGTAAAGACTGAGATCCAGAACCAAGCAGAAACCGTTACTGCGGGAACTAACGTCAATTCATTTGACGATTATAAGCAATACGTTGGAAAAATTGAGGGACTACAGTTGTGCCTTCAAATTATAGACGAAATTTTAACGGAAGACGACGAACAAGACCTGTAAAGGTTATGAAAGGATTACCGTAAGGTGATTGATTTTAAACAAAAAGACGAGCCGGATTTACGTTCAGAGCAGGAATGCTTTCCAGACGTAGACCCAGGTGTTGAGATTCTTGGAGACAGAGTACTGGTGCAATTACGCCGGGAAAAGACAACAAGTAAAGGCGGAATCATCCTAGTGGATGAAACCAAACAGACGTTACGTTTTAACGAAACCGTAGCTAAAGTAATCAGTGTTGGTCCATTGGCGTATAAAAGCCCAGATGACCTAACTCCTTGGCCAGAAGGCCCTTGGTGTAAAACTGGTGACTTAGTTCGTACTATCAAGTACGGTGGCGACCGTTTTGTTGTGCAGCCAGACGATGATGGCGCTCCAGTGGTGTTTATTACACTACAGGCGCGTGAAGTGATCTCTAAGATTAAATCATTTGAAGCGGCACAGAAAATGAAAGCGTTTGTAGATTAACTTTGTAGAAAGTATATATGGCAGATAAAGATGTTCCTATCAAGGAACGAGAAGATGGCTCAGTTTTAGCCAAAGTTGAAGTCCCAGAGGGCTTTGACGAAGATGAAGGCACAGAAGTAGAGCTCAAAGAAGGCGGCGAAGTAGAAGCAAGCGATGATTCAGTAGAAGATCGCGCTGGTGACGACGAAGCAGCTGACGAAGGTGAAACAGATGACGAGCGTGAAAGAATCCGTGAAGCAAGACGCGAAGAGCGTAAGCTAAAAAAGGAACTTCAAAAGCAACGTGAAGCCTCAGCAAAACACAAGATCAGCGCATTAGAGCGCCGAAATGAAGAACTAGCAAGACGTTTGGCGGCGGTAGAAAATACTGCAGCATCTTACCAGTTTGCACAGATTGATAAGTCTATTGAAGACGAAGCAACCCGTGTAGAATACGCTAAGATGAAAATGGTTCAAGCAGCACAGTCTGGCGATGTAAGTGCCCAGATGGAATACTTAGAACAATTGACAGAAGCCAAACAGCGTCTTAACCAAGTTCAGCATTTTAAAAAAGAACAACTCGAAGCAGCTAAGGCACCTAAGCAAAACGTGCCTAATGAGGTAAACACCGAAGTTCAACGTAACGCTACACAGTGGCTTAAAAAGAACTCTTGGTATGACCCACAAGCTCGAGACACCGATAGTAGAATTGCCAAAGTAGTTGACCAAGAACTCGCAGCCGACGGTTGGGACCCTAGTGATCCTGAATATTGGGACGAGTTAGATAGTCGTTTGCAGTCCCGCTTACCTCATCGATATACATCGAAGGGTACGCAAAACCGAAGGGCAAACCCATCCGCTTCAAGCAGGGTTTCAAATTCAGGTGCGTCAAGGTCTGGAACCATTACACTTTCTCCGCAACGAGTTAGTGCAATCAAAGATGCTGGCGCATGGGACGATGTAGAAAAACGAAACAAAATGATCCGTGCTTATGCGCAGTATGATCGTGAAAATAAAGGTTAATTAAAATGGCAAATCCAAGAATCAAACGCGACTTAGACGACCGATTGGCCGACCGCGTACAAGAAACAAAAGAACGGATTGCAGCAGAAGATCCGAGTAATATTAGTAAGCGCGAACGTGCAGAGGCGTTCAGAGATAAATGGCAAAATAGCGCATTGCCAGACCTGCCAGGGGGTATCATACCCGGCTTTCATTTGTGCTGGTTATCTACCACAAATAATTATGACAGTATCGACAAACGCGTAGCGTTGGGTTATGAACCAGTTAAAGCCTCGGAATTAGGTAAAGGCTTTGAAGGACTAGGTAAAATGAGCTCGGGCAAGTT